CCATTTATATTAACGTCAACGGGTGTAGGTGTGCCTAAAATAGTTTTTAAGTTACCCTCCTTTTCACCCTTTACAGCCACTAGTTTATCACCAACGTATTCACGAACAATAGCATAAACCCGTTGAGTTTTATAACCTGAGTCTAAACAGGTTTTCTCAGTTGGCATAGTAACGCCAGTGTGTGAGTACCACATTTTATCTGTGATACCATAAATGAGTTCTTTCATTTCATCTGTTTCAATATCACCAGCAATATAACCTTTATCTAAGGACCAGTTTTCTTTACGTCTACCCCATGCTGTATACTCAAAGAAAATACCCAATTTTTGTACGTCAATACCACACGTGACCATTAGGGCACCTTTAGGTAATCTATCAACCTTATAATGCTCACGGCGATCATATAATCTTTGCCAATCTGGTTGATCACCTATCTCTTTCCATGTTTGGGCCATACGAGTATTATAAAAGGCTTTTAGTAATTGTGAGTTACCTAACGCATCCATAAACTCTTTAGCAAGAGTAATCACCGGGGTAAATGGACTAGCTAATGAGGTGACTTTATAACCATGATGCCAAGTTACTTTGGGTTTTTTTACATACCAAAAACCATTACGAATTGACCATAATCTATCACCCTCAGTCCATACCTCACCGCAACCACCATTTTCACTATCACATAAAATGTGAGCTTGCTCATGCAACATTTCACCAGTATTAGGGTCATGTGGGATTACTACATCTAACCAAGTAAGCTCTTTGGCAAATCCGCAATGCTTACATGGTTGGTGATACACTGATTGGTTTGATTTTAAATACTCTTGTTCAATACGTGATTTACCCTGAACAGTTGGTGAACATGCTGTTATTTTCTTAGCGCGTTTACCGTATGTTGTGGCTCGACCCCAAGCAACCGCCATGGGGTCACCCTCACCGCCTGAACCGCCGTCACCAGCACCAGTGTTAGCAGGGTACTTATCACACTCATCAAACATCATAACCCTACACGCCCTCATTGCGAGGTCATCAGGGTTACGGGCTGACACTACTGATAGCTGACCACCGGGAAATTGCTTCTGTAGGATGGTATTACCCTCACCACGCCTATTATCAGCAAATATGTCACGTACAACCGGGGTAGCCTTACATGACTTAACAAAACGCTCTTTTGACCAAGCCTCACCCAACTCTTTTTTAGGTGCCACATACATTAACGGTGATGGTTCTTGGTGCACAAAATACAGTGCAATATTAATCATTAACTCAGTTTTCATTAACTGAATGCATGACATAATTGTAATTTCTTGCACGTGTGGGTTTGATGCAGATAGCATCGGTTGTCTAGCAGGTTCAACCCGGTCCGTTTTCCATCTTCCGGGTTCAGCAGAGTTATCAGGTAGGTATCTATATTTATCGGCCCACTCAACCAAGTTAAGTTTTGGTGGTGGTTTTAATGAGGTTATAAAGGCGTTAGATATTAATGATGCAATCCTAGATTTGGCACCATCGCTAGTAGTTAATATATTAACATGTTTAATCATGTTAGTTTACTGACTTTTTAACTAAACCCTCAATCTCACATAATCGTGTGTATTTACCAGCGACTACATTTAAGGTGGTGTTACATGTATCAAAGTTACTCATATCCATACCTGAGCTTTTTATTAAATCACGACTCCACCCATCGACATAATATCGGTGTAATGATTTAATTTTATGCTCACCACGAATACTGGTCATGGATAATAGAATATCTATTTTTTCAAGACTTTCACAACCTTGAATCAAATAACCCATTTTACGTTTAGCCATTGTAAGAATCCCTGCACTCATGTTCGTATTTTGATAAATGTTCTAATAGGTCGCTGATTTCAACGTCCAGCTTTTCGCTAATAGTATCCTCATCTTGATGTGATAGTAAACCACTAATACGTGATGGCATAGAAACCAACCCGGCTCTTACGTTAATTAAAGCACTTTGAAACTCTGCCATTAAGTCATCAATGACCACCAGCTGCTCACGTGATACGGCTAATTCTAATTCAGCTTTTAAAGCTAAAGCCACTTCCCTACGGCGTTTAGCTTCGGTGGTTGTCATTTCAGCCTCAGCACCTGATTTCAATTTGTCCTGATGCCAACTAAATATATCAGCCAATACATATCGGTTACGATATGAACTACCACCATCAATAAAAGGCATACCAGCATCAACCCATTGTTTAATATCTGCGATAGTTACACCTAAAGCTTTAGCGGCGGCGGTTTGATTTAGCTGATCTGCGCTCATTTTCGTTAACCTGTTTTAATAATTCTCGTTTTTGTAAAAATAAATCATGGTTACTAATACAATCTGGTGGGTATTGATCATTAACGTCCCATGATTTACCACATTGTGAGCAATACATTTGGTCGCTATATTGCCTCGCTTTCTTGTGTGTCGTCATCATTATCATCACCAATCACTTTAGTTGGATACATTAAATTTAACGCTTCACGTGAAGATTCCATATCACGAATAATATCATCAGTCGTCATAATATCAAATCTATGAGGTTTAATGCGAATGGTCATATCTGGTGCGAAATCATTATTAATTAAATCTTCACGTTTAACCACAAAATCGTGAGAATCAAATGATTTAATAACATCAATATCATGATTCACAAATATATTTCGGTTGACAACATAATCTGATAGACCAAACGCCTCAGCATCAATTGTCATGGGTATACTATTAGAATTTTGGTAAGCCTCTAACTGTACATTACGTATAGCTTTAATCCACGGGTCATTTATAAAAGCACGATGATATTGTCTAAGTTGTTCTGGTGTTACTGAGTTATCAATTTGTGATTCAACAGCTGTTTTATTAGTACCCATTGCACCATACATGGCGTTTATGTTGTTAGCATAAAAGTGTTGTTTAATCATATCCTCAATATGTGAATTTTTACCAACACGTGATGGAATTGCGGTTAATGTAACGTCAGTAACTCGACCAGTTTGAAAATGTTTTAGGTCATTAATTTCACCCGGTAGATTAGGGAAATCATCAACCTCATCATGTATTATATAACCGAAGTTCATCTTACAGGCGGTTTTACTAAAAGCTAACATGGCATCTTTGGCTTTATTAACTGCACCACTAAAACCATTCAAATTTCTTTTCCAACGTTTAAAAGAATCTGAACTAGGTTTTTTAATAGCATTTAAATAACGTTTACCACGTGGTCTAGTGAAACCCGGGTTAAAGCGATTTTTAAACTCCCACTGTTCAAATGGTAATAGGTTATTGTTCAAATGGTAACTACGTCCTAGTAACTGGTGTAAAGGTATATTACTCATGATTGCGATTCCTAATTAAAATGAGGTGGTTGTGGTATTGGTAGTTTAACCCAACTAATTTTATCGAAGCGGCGTTTTAGAATATTAGTACCATGCTCAAATCTAAGCGGAGTATAACTTAAAGTAGTTACACCAACTTGTATTTCAAGCTCTGATGAATAACCCTTAATCCAATCACCCTTAGCGTTATATAACTTAACAGTACCGTTAATACGGTTTAACACACCTATATGGTACACACGCATTATTAGTCTAGTTTTGATATGTCTAACACGACTATACATCTGAGGTGTTGGTGCGCAATACGGTCTAGGTGGTGTTGGTGCAGGTACATAAGGTTTACTAACAAACCACTTACTGAAATAGTTAAACATAATAACCTCTACTGTTTTAACGGTAATGGTAAATTGGTTCCATCTAAAACCCAATTAACCTTAGCTTTACCAATTGGTTTTATATCTTCAATCATTGCTGTGAAGCAACCACTTTGATAAAATGAAACCTCATGTAAACCATCTACACTGGAACATTTAACCAAGTGACCATTTGGGTAAACATCATGTGGTCCATGACCAGTACCACCGCCAGTGAAAGAAGTTGATGTAACAATGTAGCGACCAATCAAGTAATCAAAATCACCACCTAATGTCACATCTGTTTTAACTAAACTAAAATCACCCTTGGCATTTGAGTAAACAAAATGCTTTGGTACATTAGCGTAAACCTTGTGACCAGCAACAAGCGCTATCACATCACCCTCAGTTAATTTATTATTCATTTCTGTAACTCCACTGTTATAACACTCTAATTGAACCCAATATATAC